CTAATCGATGAAAAAGATACACTAATGAAAAGTAAGATGTATCTCAAAGTTAATCTAGATATTGACATTACATTTGAAGAAGCTAACTTTATCAAAGAAACGTTTGTAGCTGAGCATGATATTAGAGAAATCAGCCTCATCCAAGACAAGGATGATGTTACCACTGTGCTCGATGATCAAGCAGACAGCAAGTTCGAAAGCGTAGATCAGATTGTAACTGAACAACTGGTCAATATCGACAGTGACTCCTTTGATAAAAAGGTCCTTTTAGAGATTTATAACAGCCTATAATGTTTAAAATAAAAAATATAACAGTTAAAAACTTCATGTCTGTAGGTAATCAGACACAGGCAGTTGATTTTGACAAAGAACACTTAACCTTAGTTCTCGGAGAGAACGTTGATTTAGGCGGAGACGACAGCGGTAGCCGAAATGGTACTGGTAAAACTACCATGATCAATGCCCTGTCTTATGCACTATACGGTCAAGCACTAACTAACATCAAGAAAGAAAACTTAATTAATAAAACTAACGGGAAGCACATGTTAGTTACAGTTGAGTTTGATGTTAAAGGGCAGAGCTTCCGCATCGAACGCGGTCGTAAGCCCAATGTACTCAAACTATTCATTAACAATACAGAGCAAAAGTCCAAGGATGAAGACGATAGCCAGGGCGATAGTAGAGAAACACAAAAGGCTATTGAAGAACTGTTAGGCATGAGTCATACTATGTTCAAGCATTTAGTAGCATTGAACACTTACACAGAACCGTTCCTAAGCATGAAAGCTGCCGATCAGAGAGAAGTTATTGAGCAACTGCTGGGTATTACCCTGCTATCTGAAAAGGCAGAGACACTCAAAGCCGCTGTTAAGGTTACTAAGGATGCTATCCAGTCCGAAACTTACAAGATCGAGGGAATTAAGACTGCAAACGAAAACGTTCAGAAGAGTATTGACAGCTTGAATATCAAGAGTTCTGCTTGGAATACTAAGCACGAGCAAGAACTAGAAAGCCTAGGCAAAGCTATTCTAAATCTCGAAGCTGTAGATATTGAAGCAGAGTTGCAAGCACACTTAGATTTAAAAGCATGGACTGAGTTAGATACTAAAATCCGCAACTTAAACAAACAGAAAGCAACTTTAGACTCTGCTGTTAGTCAAGCTAGCAAGGCTAGAGACAAGTATGCAAGAGAAGTAGAAGCACTGTCTAGCAAGACATGCCCTGCCTGCGAACAAGAATTACACGATCACAAGCACGAAGAAATGACTGCGGTGGCGGCTCAGCACTTAGTCGATGCACAAACATATTACGACAAGGTGTCTGGGGAACTTAAAAAGATTCAAGACGAGATTGGCAACGGTGATATGCCACGTAAGCCCATTACCTTTTATGATACTGAAGCAGAAGCATTAGGTCATAAGAACAATCTAGCAACTCTTGAAAGAGGACTCGAATCAAAAGCAGACGAAGCTAACCCGTATGAAGAACAGATTATTGAGTTAAAGAAAACTGCCCTGGTAGAAATCGACTGGACAGGTGTAAATGAGCTAGCAAAACTTAGAGATCATCAGGAGTTTCTGTTAAAATTATTAACAAACAAAGATAGTTTTATTCGTAAAAAGATTATTGATCAGAACTTAGCATACTTGAATAAGAGACTCAGTTATTATATCAGCAAGATGGGGCTTCCGCACCAGGTTGTATTCCAAAATGACTTGAACGTTGAGATTACTCAGCTAGGGCAAGACCTGGACTTTGACAACTTGAGTCGAGGTGAGCGCAACAGATTGATTCTATCGTTGAGCTTTGCATTCCGAGATGTATGGGAAAACTTATATCAGCACATTAACTTACTGTTCATCGACGAACTTATTGATGCAGGTATGGATGCCGCAGGTGTAGAAGCAGGTCTGGCGGTCCTGAAAAAGATGGCCAGAGAGCGCAATAAGAATATATACTTGATTAGTCACAAGGATGAGTTAGTTGGTAGAGTTAATAATGTATTGAAGGTAATCAAAGAAAATGGTTTTACCTCTTACTCAAATAATGTCGATTACGTTGAAGCATAATGCTAAACAAGTACAAGGACCTTTACGATAAGATTGTTCAAGATATGGTTAATCTGCATAATGCACACATGCATTTCCATACCAAGATCAATCAAACGTCTGCACTAGAAGTTAGGATGGCTATTAAGTCTCTTAATGATCATGCAGACGAACTTCGTAAAGCAGTCATGCAAGTACAAAAAGAGCACCGGGCTTTCTTAAAGACTCAAAGACTTGAATATAAAGCAAGACTGAGAGAACAAAGAGAGAACAAGGCAAGAAAAAGAGAACATCTATTTAAAAAGAAGGAAACAAAATGAACTCACAAGCAGATCTACAAGCAGCATTTGAAGCCTACATGGCAGAGAACACAAAATTTGAAGGTGGTAACAGCGCCGCAGGTACTCGTGCTCGCAAGGCATTAGCCGATTTAGGCAAGGCAGTTAAAAGCCGTCGTGCAGAAATTACTGAAGTTAAAAACGCTCGCAAGGAAGCAAAAGCAGCGAAGTAATGACTTGGACCTATCAAGGACAAGTTGTTGAAACATTACCCGAAGACTGTGTTGGTTTTGTATATTGCATTACCAACACAATCTCTGGGCGTCAATACATTGGCAAAAAACTAGCAAAATTTAGTAAAACGACCTACAAGACTGTAAAGTTAAAGAACGGCACTAAGAAGAAAAAGAAAATTAGAAGCAAAATAGATTCCGACTGGCAGGATTATTACGGGTCCAGTCCTAACTTAACAGCAGACATAGACAAACTAGGCAAAGAAAACTTCTCCCGCGAAATATTATATTACTGTAAATCTAAAGCAGAAACATCTTACGTTGAGGCCCGCGAACAATTCGACCGCAAAGTATTAGAATCCGACGAATACTATAACGGACATATACAAGTCCGTGTCCATGGCTCACATATAAAATCTAAAATTTAAGGCACCTTAAGCGGTAAAAGCAAGCGTCAGCTAACATCGGACGCCCTATACCAGGACCTCGGGTCGCTGGGATGGAAATCTCTAGCCGCTAAGAGTACTCAACCACTATCCTTTACAGGACGTAGATCGCAAACTCGCCGCGGTTTGGTTGTTTGAAGCAAGAGAAAAGGCAAAAAGACGCTGTAGTGATACAGCACGTTTTACAAATATGTTAGCGTATATTTGTAAGACCGCCGTTGTAATAAGACGGGGATGGAGGTACCGGACAACCGCCTCTGATAAACACCCTAACGCTAAGTGACTATGCTACTCAGATGATGTCAATCTTTGCCCTGTGCGGGCAAAGTGTGACCACTTAATCTAGATGATATTTAAATAGCTTCGCTACAAATATTGCTTCGAGCGTTTAGCGAAGAAGCAAATGAGCGCCAGCTCATTATAAATATAAGTTTAAATCTATTCAGCTATGCAACTAAAAACTCTTATCAGTACTATCGATCACATAGAAAGTAATAGGATCAGTATCTTCGAAAGTATCGGAAGAGGTGATCAGTATTTTACTACTTGGGAAAGGGAGATTCACCCTATTCTATGTGAGGTTGCAGTTCAACCTGATCAAGTTCAGCAGTTGTTTAAAAGTATTGAACAGGGTGCAGGGCGTAGCGCATTAGGTAAAGGTTTGGATGCAGTCAAGGGCGCTAAAGATAAAATCAGTGACGTTTGGTTTAATAAATTTGGTGGTATGCTACAAAGTAGCGGACCAGTTCAAGCATTTGACCAAAAATGGGAAGATATTAAATCAAAAGTTGCTGCCAAGAATCCAGAGTTAGCATCTAAGCTGGCCAAATACGGCGAGTTTGCTAAGAATAATCCTAACTTACATAAGTTTTTATTAGCTATTGCAGGTTCTGCTGCCGCTGCTCTAGGAGTTGCAGTAGCAGGTGGAGTTGGTGCAGGAGCACTTGCAGTTGGTACTGGTTCAGGTATTGCTGTAGGTATTTTAAACATTGCTGACCGTTTGCTACAGGGTCAAAAAGCATCAACTGCTATAGGACGTGGTGCTACAACAGGCGCTATTGCAGGACTGGCAGCGGGCGCAGCCGCAAAAGTTGGTGACATGATCAAAGCCGGAATTAAGAGCAGTGCTATTGCTGACTTAAACGGTATGCGGATTACACGACACACAATGGACTGGAACGGACAACCATTTAGTGCGGTCACACAAGAACCATTAACTAGCCAACTTTCGGCAGCGTTTGATGCGATCGGTCCTAAGTTTGGACAAGACGGTCCAGCGCCGGGTGCTGTAGAAGCTTTTGCAAAATTAATGGCTAAAGCTTCTAGTCCAGAATATCAACAGCAAATTGCACAGACTAAAGAATTAGCCAAGGCTGTCAAAGATGCTGCAAAATCTAGTATGGCTGTTGTTGGACAACTACAACAAATTGGTACAGCAGCCGCAGGTGGAGTTGCCAGTGCCGCTACCAATCAACAGCCGGCACCTGTTACAGAAAATCAATTAAACGAATTGTTTGGTATCACAGGCAACAAAGTAGATGCTAGCAAACTTGAAAAGGCTTGGAAGAAAGCTGGTAGTCCGTTAGAAAGCGAAGAAATCGCTCAAATACTTCAAAGTGCTGGAGTAGATCCAACATTAATTTCCAAAGCATTTACTGACATAGGCTTACCTGAACCATCAGGACAGTCTCAGGTAAATACAGAATTGATAAAGCAAATTCAAGCAGAGTTTGCAAAATTAGATAAAAAAGGACAGCAAGACATACTTGCTTATTTGCAGACAGGAACCGCTTAATATGAAAATTACAGAATTACTTGAAGAAAGACAAGACCTTGATGAGCTGAATATGGCTCAAGTAGGCGGAGCTATTGGAAAAGGTGCAACTGCTGTAGGTAAAGGAATTGGCGCTACTGCTGCCGGCGCTGTCCAAGCAGGTAAGAATTTCTGGGGCGGATTAAAGCAAGGATGGAAAGCAGGCCAGGGTGCAGTAGCAGGAACAGATACTGGAGCAGCTCCAACACAAGCTGGTCCGGCAGCTGGTCAGTCATCTACTGCGGCACCGGCGGCTGCGGGCGGCGCTCAACCAAGCGGACAACCAGCAGCAAACACACAACCGGCTCCAACACAAGCAGGACCTACCGCTGGACAAGGTGCTACTGCGGCACCTGCGGCGGCAGGACAAGGTGGCAATGGCGGAGGAGCTGCAACTGCTCTAGCAGGTAATAATGCTGTTGCATCTTTAAAAGCACAGATTGATAAATTAGATCCTGCAAGTAAAAAAGAATTAGTTACTGCATTACAGAAACCAGCTGCTGAACCAGCACCTGCGGCAGCACCAGAAGCTCCTGCAGAACCTGCGGCAGCTCAACCTGCGGCAAAGCCAACACCAGATGCGGCAACACAAGCAAGAATTGATGCGGCACCTCAGGGATATGATCCAAACACTGGTAAGCCATTACCGGCGGCTGCTCCGGCAGGACAAGCACCTGCAGCACCTGCTACTGATCCTAAAGCTCAGCAAGCGGCATTAAAAGCACGTCTTCAGGGACAACGTGCCGCAGGAAAGAGTGTAGCAACTCAAACAGGTAGCGGATTTAAAGACTATGTTGGTGGAAGTCCTAATTACAAAGGATTTGATCCACAGGGCAATCCTATTCCAAACAAAGTGATGCGTGAAAACGTCGAGTTTTACAGTAGGTTCTTAGGTAAGAACATTTAAAAGAACGGTAGCTTAGTCTTTTTAGTAGTCTCAAGATTTTCTTTAATAATCTTGCTGACAATTTCTAAATCTTCACTTTCGAGTTCAAAAGCCTCAGTTATGGTTATGCTACCGCGCATGAACCACATAATCTGATAAAGTTGATTCTTTAAGGCTTTTGCCTCCCTTTCCATCCCTTCACTTAACTTTTGAATTGCTTCTAAGTCAAGAGACAAAAGCCTTAGGCGAAAAAACTGGAAGGGTCAAAGTTTAAAGGAATCTCAAGCTCGTCACCGGTAATGCCAACAGCTCGCATTTCTTCAGTGACTGCTACTTTCAATGGCTTAATAGCATTGTGTTCTCTCAAACGATCAATGTGTCCTTTGACTTTGTCAAAAATTTCTTTATCGACATTGTCCATAAAATCTTGAATGTGTTTGCGATCGCTGGTACTGCCATTAACTGACTCAATTGAATATATAGAGTCTGAAACAATGCCCAAAGTTAGCTTGTTAAGTTTAGCAAAACTTTCCTTAAAGATTCTGATCTTATCTTCATCTGACACAGATTCATCATTGACAACTTGTATAATCTTTTGAGTCTCAAAAGTCTGCAGAGCACCTTGAGTCATAACTTTGTAAGTAATAGGTCTTACATAAACTGTTAGATTTTCATTTACTGGAATAACTGGATCCCACATAATAGTCTGCATTAGTTGGTCAGTTACTAGGCGCAGGTCAAGTTCATATTCATAATCAACATCTTCACCTAGCTTTAGAGGGACGCTCATTTTTTCACCGTAGGTTGCAATACGGATAGCAATAAGAATAACGTCCATGTCAATGTTAGGAATCTTCCAAGCGTTCTTGACACTAGGCATACAGTGCTGAATAACATCAACTACTGCCTGTCCGTTCATTAGCGCATCTGGAATCTTGAGTTTAAGTTCGTCTTGTGCAGTCATGGAATACACAGGATATTCACCGTTCTCGGAAACTTCTAAACTGCCATCCTCCCAAAACTCTCCGTTGCTAGGCAAGCGAATGTAAATCTTAGGTTGGCGCATCAGGCCTAGTAATGGGTTTGGACTAACTGTTTTAGGTTGAACCATGTTTATTGTCTCCGATAAATAATCTAGTATAACTCTGCGTATTATTTATATACGCACAGAACCCTGGAAAATAACAATGGCTGACGTAACCGGTAGAATAGGTGATCAAGATGTTGCATTAGACAATGCAGCCACTGAAGCGACGTTAAAAGATATTTTAGCGGCGTTAAAAGGTCAGCAATCGGCTCTTTCTAAACTTTCTGGAACAGCAGGTCAAGCAGGTGTTAATCCTGCTGCCATTGCCGCAGCTAATAAAGGCGTTCAACAAATGGGGGCCGCACAGCAAGCTGGTGTTATAGCAGGTAAAGGTCTAAGCATGGCCTTTAACGGTCTTTCTAAAGGTGCAATGTTACTAGGCGGTGTGCTCGGAGACATCGTTGCAGGAGGCGTACAAACTGGTAAGAACTTAATGGACCTTGCGGGCAAGATGCTCGACGGTACAGGTAAAGTTAGCGACTTATTTGGAGCATTAAAAGATCTTCCATTTGGTCTAGGAGCAGTTGCAGGCTTATTCCAAAAGTTGATGGAAATGCAGGAAGCAGAACTTGCAACCTATCGAGAAATGACCAAGGCTGGTGTTAATTTTGGTGGCAGTCTGACTGACATTAGAACAACTGCTCTTGAAATGGGCACAACATTAGAAGGCTTTGGAGCATTAGTTAAACAGAATTCTACTTTATTTGCACAGCTAGGATCTACTGCTGATGCAGGTGCAAGAAGTTTTGTAAATCTTTCTAAAGATATTCGCGGTAGTGATATAGGAAAGAATTTAAGAGCGTTAGGTTATTCTATCGATGACATTAATGGTAGTACTGCAAACTATCTAAAGATAACTGGTGGCAGAACTGCTGAAGAAATGAAGAATACAAAAGCATTGGCAGCAAGTGCCGGTGCTTACATGACACAGCTAGACATGCTAGCTACAATTACTGGACAGAGTAGAGAACAACAAGAAAAAGCTCTACAAGAAGCTACAGCAAATGCAGCCTATGAGTCCTATCTACAGACATTAGACGAAGAAGGGCGTAAAAAAGCCACAGCCGCTATGCAGAATGCTCTAGCAGTTGGCGGTAAAGGTGCAGCCGATGCATTGAAATCTCAATTAATGGGCTTGCCTCCAATGACTGAAGCGGCTCAAAACTTTACAGCACTATTACCTAACGCTGCCAAAGGTGTTGCAGATATGGGCAATGCTGTAAAAGATACTAGCAAAGATTTAAAAGACGTTAATAAATCATATAGTACTGCAATGGTTGGTAGTGCTCAAGATGCTAAGAATCTTGGCAAAGAGCAAATGGCTGCAATGAGCATGACTGGCGGTGCAATGGCTGAAACTGCAATGCAAGCGCAGAAAAATGCTAACTTGTTGAACAGCAAACAGGTTAAAAACGCTGAAGATTTTGACAGATTACAAAAAGATATTGCAACTAGTCAGGATGAAAGAAACAAGACTCAGGCCGCCGCTGCTGCTGAATCTGAGCAGGCATTTAAGAATCTAGGCGCAGAGTTAATGGGTGCATTGGCACCTACAATCAAAGAACTAGTACCTGTTATTCAAGACCTTGCACAAAAAATGATAGCGTTTGCTATGGAAAATATGCCTGCAATTAAAGCAGGATTGAAGATGGTTGTTGATTTTGTCAAGGACTTATTCTCTCCGGAAGGTAGAGAAAAAGTTGGAAAACAAATTGCAGAAGGTCTAGGAAAATTGTTATCGGCAATTTGGGATAACTTTAGTTTATTTGGAAATAGCGAAGACAAAGCTAAACAACGAGAAACTAATCGAGCATACGATCAAGGCGGTGCAAATAGAGGCGGTGGCATGGACTTCAGTGCAGGCAGCTTTGCTGAAGGCGGCGTCGCTAAAGGTCCAAAATCTGGATATATGGCAAACTTGCACGGTACAGAAGCAGTTGTTCCATTACCCGACGGACGCAAACTTCCTGTGAATCTTGACCTTAAAATGCCAGATTTTTCGACTATTATGTCGGATATTAAATCTTTTAGGTCAGAACTACAGCAGAAAATTAAAGATAAAACAGGTTTGCCTACAGACGACGATATAGGTAACATGTTCTCAAGTTTCAAAGATAACCTGTTTGGTAAAGATACTCCAAAAACTGAAACAGCTGATCCTTCTAAAGATTTAATAACCGAGCTACAACAGTTAAATAAGCAAACAGCGCAGATGTTGTCTTATATGCGTGAAACAACAGATTTCACTAGAAGAAACTTAGATGCAATCCGCGGACTAAATGGAAACCTATTAATTTAATATGAGCTGGAAAAAGTACTTTACCCCCGTCGATACCTCCGGAACTATGAGCCCTATCAGCGGCATGGGCGGTGACAGACCAACCGGCTCACGCCTTAACTATAGTTCCTATTTGCCAGACGTTTATAGCGGACATCCTAATCGTTTAGAGCGTTACGGACAATACGATATGATGGACGGAGACAGTGAAGTTAATGCTGCTCTTGATATTCTTGCAGAATTCTGCACACAAATTAACGAAGAAAATGCAACGCCTTTTCAGATTTTCTTTAAAGATCAAGCTACTCCTACTGAAGTAAAGATTATTAAAAAGTATCTACAGCAATGGACTACTCTTAATAAATTTCAAAAGCGTATCTTTAAAATTGTTAGAAACGCCTTCAAGTACGGTGACTGTTTCTTTATTAGAGATCCAGAGACTAACGTATGGATGTATGTTGATCCGGGTAAAGTTGATAAGATTATTGTCAATGAAAGCGATGGTAAGCAGCCAGAGCAATATGTTATCCGTGACTTAAATCCTAACTTTGTTAATTTAAGCACCACGCAAATTTCTCCCAATGCAACTAATGCAGGACCTCCTACACCTTATAGCGGCGGCGGTGGCGGACAGCGCGGTATGACTGGAACATACCCAACTAATATTGGTAATAGATTTGGTGTAAATCAAACTCAATGGGCTATTAATGCTGACCATGTTGTTCATTTAAGCATGAGCGAAGGTATGGATCAAAACTTTCCTTTTGGAAATAGCCTATTAGAAAGTATCTTTAAAGTCTATAAACAAAAAGAATTATTAGAAGATGCTATCATTATCTATCGTGTGCAACGTGCTCCTGAACGTCGTGTATTCTATATTGACGTAGGTAATATGCCAAGTCACTTGGCTATGAGCTTTGTTGAACGTGTAAAAAATGAAGTTAATCAACGCCGTATTCCTAGCGTAACAGGCGGGGGACAAACAGTTGTTGATAGCAGTTACAATCCGTTAAGTATTAACGAAGACTATTTCTTCCCGCAGACAAGCGAAGGTCGCGGATCTAAAGTTGAAATTTTACCAGGCGGTACTAACCTAGGAGAAATTGATGATCTTAGATATTTTACTAATAAGTTGTTTCGTGCTTTACGCATACCTTCAAGTTATCTACCTACCGGGCCTGACGATGGAGGATCTAGTTTTAATGATGGTCGAGTTGGAACAGCCTACATCCAAGAACTTAGATTTAACAAGTATTGCGAACGACTCCAAAGTAACTTAAACGAAGCATTTGATTTAGAATTTAAGAGCTATCTACAGAACAAAGGTATTAACTTTGATCCTAACGTTTTTGAATTACAATTCAATCCTCCACAGAACTTTGCAGCCTATCGCCAAACAGAAATGGATACTGCTAGAATCGCTAGTTATAGTAGTGTTGTTGCAGTTCCTTACATTAGCAAGCGTTTTGCTCTCAAGCGATTCTTAGGATTAACTGCTGAGGAAATGGCAGAAAACGAAGAGCTATGGAAAGAAGAAAACGGCCTAAGTGCAAAAGCACCTAGTGCTAGCGCCGAGTTACGCAGTGGCGGTATTACTAGCGGCGGAATGGAAGGCGATGTAGCTGACTTAGGTCAGTCAGGAGCAGCACCGGAAGGCATGCCAGGCGGTCCAGACGCTGCCGCAGCACCAGCCGCGCCAGGACAAGCCCCAGCTGGACAACCTCCAGCCTAACGGATAAATATCCTTATGCTACTTAACGAATTCATTTATTTTAAGCAAAACGAAGGACTATCTTCTAACGATCGTTATAATCCGTTAGAAGATAATATCAGCATTATTAAATCTAGTGACCTTCGTAAGACTCGTTTAACACTTGGTATGATCAACAGACTGAGAAAAGCAGGCGATGCTAGAGAGAAAGAACAGAAAGAACATTTAGAATTTGTTAAGATTATGTACGCACCACCTCCGCCTGAAGCGGCAGCGATGTAATCTGTTCAGTTAATATTTTAGAACAGATCATAAATATTTTTAACAAAAATTTCAACTCTGAGCCTAAAAACTCTGCCTTTTGTCAAAAACTGACCGTTTTTGGCCTATTTCACATAAGTATTCAGAACTGGCTGTAAATATACACGACAGCCTTGCCAATCTAATTAAGGAGAAACCCGCAATGTCTAACAAGTTTGAACAACTATTAGATCTTCTAGTCAACGAGGAAATGGATAAGGCGAATGAATTATTCCACGAAATCGTTGTAGAGAAGTCTAGAGAAATTTACGAAAATATGATCGCCGAAGAGGCGGAGGCAGATGAATTAGAAGAAGAAATGGATGACGATCTTGACGAAAATCAAGATGAAGCAGTCGAAGAAGAAACAACATTAGAAATCGGCGGCGACGCCGGTGATGATTTTGCTTCCGATGTTGCCGATGCCGACGCTATGGGCGGCGAACTAGGTGGCGACGACGATATGGGTATGGACGGTGACCTAGGCGCTGAAGGCGAAGGTTCCGAAGAACAAAGAATTTCTGATCTAGAGCAAGAACTAGAGCAATTAAAATCTGAATTTGAAGCCTTAATGGCTGACGAAGCCGGCGAGCCAGAGCACAACGATGGTGAAGATGATCCAGAGTTTGGCGGTATGGACGACGACGAAGAAGGTTCCGACGACGAAGAAGGTGCCGACGACGAAGAAGGTGGTGAAGATGAAGAAGGTGGTGAAGAGTTTATGCGTGAATACGTAGAAACTGTTTCCGCAGGTCACGGTGCTGATAAAAAAGGCAAGGGCGAAGAAGGCGGAACTAACACCAAGAGCGTTGGATTACAAAATCCAAAAGGACGCCCAACAACAACAGCTAGCGCACATAACATCTTAGGCGGTAAGGGCGGAGAAGCTGGTATCAAAGGCGGGGAAGGCCTAGTTGGCGGACAAAAAGGTGAATTCACTAGCGACCACTTGAACAAGCCAGGTGGATACAAAGGTGATGCATTTAGCAAGAACGGTGCAGGTCATGGCGCTGAAGGTAAAGCACAACGTGGCGAAGGTCGCCCAGTTGGTGCAGCTACTGGCGGTAAAGCAGCTCAAACAGGTGCTGTTAATACCAAGAGCCCAGCAGACCGTATGCAATAATAGGAACTCGGGATGCTATATCTAAGAGAACATTTAAGTTTTGATCAGGCTAGGGTTGTTCTAGAATCTGACGGGAATGAAGGCAAGAACCTTTATCTAAAGGGTATTGCTATTCAGGGTGGGATTAGAAACGCTAACCAGCGTGTCTATCCTGTCTCCGAGATTACCAACGCTGTCAAAACTCTAAATGATCAGATTCAAAACGGTTATAGTGTTCTTGGAGAAGTTGATCACCCCGATGACTTAAAAGTTAACCTGGACCGTGTATCTCATATGATTGTTGATATGTGGATGGACGGTCCAAACGGTTATAGTAAGATGAAAATCTTACCAACACCAATGGGCAACTTAATTCGTACGATGCTGGAAAGTGGCGTAAAACTTGGCGTAAGTTCTAGAGGTAGCGGAAACGTTAATGACGGAACTGGCGAAGTAGCTGACTTTGAAATTATTACAGTAGATATCGTTGCTCAGCCTAGTGCGCCCGGAGCTTACCCTACTCCAATTTATGAACACCTGATGAATAGTCGTGGTGGTAATAAAGCATTTAGGGTGGCGCAAGAGGTGAAAGAAGATCCCAAGGCCCAAAAGTATCTCCGCGAGGCGATGCTTAACATTATAAATGGCTTAAAAGCCTAAGGAGACAAAGCAATGTTGGACGCATTCAAACAGCTGGTCGAGAGTGGAATGATTTCTGAGTCTGTAAAGACTGAGATTGAATCTGCATTCAATCAGAAGATCCAAGAGAATCGCGACCAATTGACTGCTGAACTTCGTGAAGAGTTTGCTCAAAAATATTCCCATGATAAGGGAATTATGGTTGAAGCACTTGACAAGATGATTAGCGAAAGATTGGCCGTAGAAATGGCTGAGCTTGCTGCTGATAAAAAGGCTTTAGCGGAAGCTAAAGTTGCATATCACAACAAGATGAAGGGTGATACTAGAGTTCTAGAATCATTCATCATGAATCAGCTAGGTAAAGAATTGGTAGAATTCCAAAGCGATCGTAAGAAAGTTAGTGAGAATTTTGCTAAGTTAGAGCAGTTCATTGTAACAGCTTTAGCACGTGAGATCAATGAATTTGCACAAGACAAGCGTGAATTAGCTGAAGCGAGAGTTAAGCTAGTAAGCGAAGCCAAAGTAAAATTTGACGAAGTCAAGAGCAGATTTATCAAGCGTAGCGCCGCAATCGTTGAAAACACAGTTACTAAGACATTGAAATCCGAGATGAAACAACTCAAGGAAGATATCGATAGTGCTCGTCAAAACGCATTTGGACGTCGCTTATTTGAAGCATTTGCACAGGAATTTAGCACAAGCTATCTAAACGAGAAATCTGAAACACACAAGCTGTTAAGAATTATCGAAAAGAAAGAGCAAGAGCTAGCCGAAGCAAAAGCTGTTGTTACTGAAAAATCACAATTGGTTGAATCTAAGGAACGCGAAATTCGTGTTGCTCACGATGTCGCCAAGCGTAAAGAAGTAATGGCAGAAATGTTAGCACCATTGAGTGCTGACAAAAGAGAGATCATGAAAGAATTGCTAGAGTCTGTACAGACAGCAAAACTTAATGAGTCATTTGAGAAATACCTACCAGCAGTTATGGAAGGTGGCGTAAAGAAAGTAGCACCTAAGGCGCAAGCTAAAGAAATGCTTTCCGAAAGCACTGAAGTAACTGGAGACCGCGAACAAAAACAGCCACAGGTAGGCTTAGATAACATTTTAGATATCCGCAAGTTAGCGGGTCTAAAATAATTTAATTCAAGGAGAAGACATAAAATGTCACAATTATTAAATGAAAGATGGTCAGAGACCAAAGACGCTCTGCTTGAAGGCCTACAAGGTAACCGTCGTCAATCTATGAGCGTATGCTTAGAGAATACACGAAAGTACCTAGCTGAAAGTGCTACGGCAGGAGCAACAAGCACTGGTAATATCGCTACACTAAACCGCGTTATTCTTCCAGTTATCCGTCGTGTAATGCCGACAGTTATCGCTAACGAAATCGTTGGCGTTCAGCCAATGACAGGCCCAGTTGCACAGATTCACACTCTACGTGTTCGTTACGCAGACACAAGTTCTGGTGACAGCGTTGTAGCAGGTGATGAGGCACTAAGCCCATTCAAGCTAGCTGCTGCTTATTCTGGTAACAACAATAACAGCAGTCCAAAAGCGCAAACAACTAGCGTTCTAGAAGGACAAGTTGGTAAGCGTATGAGCATTCAAATCTTGAAAGCTCCAGTTGAAGCGAAGAGCCGTAAGCTATCCGCTCGTTGGACATTCGAGGCTGCTCAAGATGCACAAGCAATGCACGGCATTGACATCGAAGCAGAAATCATGGCTGCTCTAGCACAAGAAATTACTGCTGAAATCGACCAAGAAGTTCTAGCTTCTCTACGTGGCTTAGGTACAGTTGAACAAACTTACGACCAAGCTGCTGTAAGTGGTACAGCTACATTCGTTGGTGACGAACACGCTGCTCTAGCTGTTCAGATCAACCGTGTTGCTAACTTGATCGCTCAGCGTACTCGTCGTGGTGCTGCTAACTGGGCAGTTGTTTCTAACCAGGCTCTAACAATCTTACAGTCTGCTACAACTAGCGCATTTGCACGTACTACAGAAGGTACATTCGAAGCTCCTACAAACACAAAGTTTGTTGGTACTTTAAACAACAGCATGAAGATCTATGTTGATGCTTATCTAAGCGATACAGACGACAACAACCAAATCCTTATTGGATACAAGGGACCAAGCGAAGCTGACGCTGCCGCTTTCTATTGCCCATACATTCCTCTAATGAGCTCTGGTGTTGTTCTAGATCCAGCAACATTCGAGCCAGTAGTTGGCTTCTTAACACGTTACGGCTATGTTGAGTTAACAAACACAGCATCTAGCTTAGGTAACGCTGCTGACTACCTAGGTAAGGTCGCAATTACATCCGCTAACGTTTCCTTCCGTTAATTCGAAAGGACTCAAAAGGAGTACAAAAACCCGCTTCGGCGGGTTTTTTTAAATCAAAAGGAGAACAAAATGGCAGATTTATATTCAGCATTAAGCAGAGGCGGTAGAGTTAAACCTAACGCAATGTTTATTCCACAACTAACCCCAGTGATCATTCACACTGATGGTCAAACACTTCCAAGCGGACAGACAGCATGGGCAGAAAATGACAGTGATACAGACAACTATCTAATCACTAGTGATTATCAAGAACAGCGTGGTGATATTTTCAAAACAGTTCAGGCAATTCAACTTTATTGTGAAGTCTATGAGGTAAATGGTGCTAGCGACACTAGTCGTTTAACAGTAATTGTTAGAGATAGCAGTATTCCTTACGATGAAGGCGATACATTTCAAAATGCTGGAAACACTATTACCAAACTACAGACAGCAGTTCGTGCCGCATTAGGTGGTGCCGAGGTGTTAGTAACTATTGGTCGCTTTAAAGACGACGATACAGTTGGTTAATTTTTAAATTAAATTAGCTTAAGAAACCCGCTTCGGCGGGTTTTTTGTTAAATATAGTACTAGAAAAAACTTATGCAGTACCCTCTGCGTAGACCTAGAACGTCATTTTATAAAGGAAAACAAAATGGGACGTCCAATTCAAAAGAAATATTTTGCTAACACTAACGTCAAATTAGACGGCGAAGGCGTTGGCGGTGAAAGCTTCAACGTTGTAACAGTATTAACAACTGGTACATTATATTCAACAACTACTAACTACACATGGACTGGTTCTGCACCTCAAATTGCAGGTGGTCAAGCAGCAAGCGGTACATTGACTATCGGTAGCGACCGTAGAGTTACTGCATTTAACGTAAGCAACGGTGGTAGTGGTTATACTTCTACATCTAGCGTTACTGTTACAGTAAGCCCAGCAACAACTGGATCTGCCGCAACATATCACATTGCATTAACTACATCTACTCGTGCAAACGGTCTAGCTATGTATGCTTATATTCCTGCAAGTGGCGCAGCTGGTTACATCAGCGGTACAGGCGGAAGCAGCCGTGTATTATCTGACGTCATTCGTCAAAGCGGTAATAACAAGTACGTTGTTCAAAACGCACAAGGCGTTGGCGTTGTACGATTAGTTGCAGACGGTACTGCGGCAAACGCTGCCGGCGAAGCTGACTTAACAGCAACTGACTGGAATGGCAGTACATATCGTGTTACAAAGCTACACGCTAAGAAAGCAAAACTAAAACAAGTTACTTCTAGTACAGCATTCTTAGTAGCAGACGGTGCATGGGCAAAATGGACCATTACCGCCGCAACAGGAACAACTGTTCTTTTAGCTAACGCTTAATTAATTTAAGTACAATAGAAAAGGGCTTAGGCCCTTTTCTTATTTGTGACTAAATACGATAAAGGAAATTTTCATGGCCGTAGATGTAATTAGATATTCTGGCGATTTAAAATTGGCAACTGTTCAAGGCGGTACCATTACATTAGATACGGGCGTAAGTTCTGGAACAGTAGTTATTACTGGTAACTTAAATGTATTAGGTACTGCAACTAATATTGCAACAACTAATACCATTGTTAAAGATAATATTATTACATTGAACGCAGGAGAATCCGGTTCTAGTGTAAGTCTTGGCGAAGCAAACACTCCTTTTTACGGTCAATCTGGATTTGTTATTGATAGAGGTAGCAATGCTAGCACTGCAACTCGTGCTTCTATCTTATTTGAAGAACGTACCTGGAGTTCAACAACAACTACGGCAACACAATATCAAGGTATGTGGTCTATTAAGACTGCTAACCGTGGAGCTGCTATCGAAGTTGGATCAGTAAGATTAGTAGGCGCAGGCCCAAATAATGATAACAGGCTCAATTTACTAGGCGCCGGTATTAACGGAATGTTAAGTGTTGCTGGGCAGGTAAATTATCATACTCGTGTTTTAGACGACAACGACATTCCTAACAAGTATTACGTTGATAATACTCCTCTAAGAGGAACTGCAACTAGCGCAATTACTGCACTAGAGCTTGCACAAAACGATACTAAAATTACTGTAACTGATAATAATATTCAACCTGGATATATTACAACTTACATTGACGGAGTATCTACAATGTTAGTACAACGTCTTGCAGGTGTTCCTACTATTACATTAGGTACTTTAGTTGTTGCAGGAAATAGTATTCGAGCTGCATCTGCAAACAGAGATCTTGTTTTAGAAACATCAGGCACAGGAACTACAGTAGTAAATAACGGAATTACAGTCGGAGTATCAAGTGTAGCTCCTCAACCTAGTCAAGGCGCTGTAAAAATTTATACTACTTCTACAGTAGGTGCAGGTAGTACAGGTATTAGATATGCAGGATACGAAAACTTAGCAACCTTGGTTCCAACTTCCGGTGAGTTAATTTCTGCAAGAAAAGCATTAGTGCTTTCTATTATATTTTAAGGATTCAAAATGGCAATTACAAATTCGCAACTTAGTTCAACTGCAAAAACTGAAGTTTTTGTTGGGTCTGGCGAAAACGCGATTACTTGTATTATTCTTTGCAATACCAGTTTAAGTACTGATGCAACAGTTACAGTATGGGCAGTACCAGCCGCTATTGCAGCGGGCGATGCTAATATGATTTTAAATGAAGTTGCTTTACCTGCAGGTGAAACGTTTAGCATGGACACTGAAAGATTTATTTTAAGTGACGGAGACAGTATTCAAGCACAAGCAAGTCAAAACTTGATCATTACAGCAACAGTTAGCTACGTTCAAACGGCCTAAACACTATGAAATTTTATAAAAGAAAAGCAATAGATTCGCATAACCCGCAAGACGATAGTTTTGCGGTAGAAGCTGACGGTCGATTAATTTCCGACTCTACACAAAGTTTTAAATTGCCAGGTGGTACCGTTGCTCAACGTCCTACTAATACAACATTAGGTCAAGTTAGATATAACACTCAGCTATTTGATTTAGAAACATTTGTAAGAACTACATGGGAAAGAATTAGAACTGTCAGACCTGCAAAAATTACAGTACAAAATTTAGGCAGTGGAAACTATTATAGCAATTTATTTGGTCCTCTTAATTCAACTTACTTTCCTTCCTATGGAGCAACTTACGGCGGAAGTGCTGCCAACATTCAAGTGTATGTAGATAACGTATATCAAATTCCTTTTACTAACTACGACTTAACAACAGATCCTTCCCCAGTCATTGTTTCAACTACTGGAACAACAACTGCAACTTCAACTGTATTATATCTGGACTCTGTTCAAAACGTTCAGCCTGGACAGACTATCGCCGGAAGTGCAAACATTACATCGAGTACTACTGTGTTAGGTACAATAACAGGAACATTCAATGTAGTTATCAGCGAACCTGTAACTGGCAATGTAAATGCCGGTACTAGTTTAACATTTTCTTTTAATACAGGAACTTACATTCAATTCTCTGGGCCAGTTCCAGCTAAACCGGTTGTAGCATTACTAGGCTTTGACGGATATTTCCCTCCAGCTTAATAGGCTAACAACACCAAATATTTCGTTCCCGATAAATACAACGATGCCAAATGGTTTGGCAGATCATACTGTGGTAAACCCGCAATGTAAGGTGGTTATCCGTGAAACTCGGTGTATAGGGAGCTAGCATGGCCGTAGGTCGTATTACGGGCCCACTCTTAGCGCAAAACTTGCTAAGAGATGGAGTCAATATAGCAGTCGAAACAGACTTGCTTTATATCGATGTTGTTAATGGTCGAATTGGTATTAAAACCGATGCTCCTCGTACTGAGTTAGATGTCAATGGTACCTTAACTACTAAGGTTCTTATAGCCGATACTGCTACAATCGGTTTAGTCACAATAGAAAGTTCTACATCAAGTAGCACAATTTCTACATTATATGGACCACTTACTGTTGCCCCCGGCGGCAACGAATGGTTATATGTTAATACAACTGCAAGTTTCCGTGGTGACGTTTATGCTACAGGAAATTTCTTTGCACAAGGAAATATCAAACTAGGTGATACAACATCTAGTGACATCATCGAATTACTAGGAGAAGTACAAAGCGATATCCTTCCATATATCAGCAGCGGTACGTTCTCTACATACATCAGCACCTTTACTGGTCTAACTGTAACTGACTTTTATACCAGTACTGAAATTGTATCTGAATACAGCTTAGGTAACACAAGTAGCTATTGGCAAAATGGTTTCTTAGAAAATATCTTTACCAAGAGAATTGATACTGCTGGAACTGCTACAGACATACAATTCTTCCCTGATATTCCTTTATTGGAACGAACACTAAACAAGAGCGTTACTATAAACGGAGACATCCGTGTCTATGGCGGAAGTCCGATTGGTACGGCTCCAGTAGTTAAAAACATCTTGTATGTTAATGAAAATGGCAGTGATGATAACGACGGCCGAGCAATGGATTCGAGTCGTGCGTGCCGCACAATTACTGGTGCAACTAGAAGTCCTTATTTTAAACAAGGTACTGTTATCAAAGTAAGTCCGGGATATTATGCTGAAGATAATCCTATTGTTTTAAAACCTTACACATCTATTGTAGGTGATAGCTTACGTGCAGTATTTGTAGAACCTCTAAATAAAACTGTTGATTTGTTCCACGTTAATTCTGGTGTTTATATCACCGGAATGACTATGTTGAATTTACGTCGAGGGGAAGTAACTAGATATGAACCAGGCGGAGCCGGTACATATACAACAGGTGCGTACTGTGTTGCTTTTCCTCCTAGTCTAGATAACCCAATTGAATTGTTTCACAGCCCCTACATTCAAAACTGTACCAATCAATCTGGTCCTTGGCTATACGACGGCACAATGTTTGTTCCAAACCAAACAGTTCAACTACCAATGGTAGTTGCTACGGCTACCTATGCATCCAGTACTACTACAATTACCGTAACAATTCAACCTGAAGTTTCTGGACAACAATTAGAAATTGGAATGGCAGTCAATGGATATGGTATCCTTATTGAGGATGACATTCCTGTTGCAACTATCGAGTCTATTGAAAACGTTGATGTTAATTTTAGAAATGCAAAACAACTTCTAACTTTGAACAAGGATTTTATCAAAGAAGAAGTTATTACATATATTAATTACAACTACCCTGATTTAGTTTATGATCAAGACAAATGCAGAAGAGATGCAGGTTATGTCTTAGACGCTCTTATAAATGATGCAATACTTGGAGGCAATCAAAAGATTGTTGAAGCGGGTCGTGCATATTTCACAGGCAACAGTAATATTTTAGGAGAAGAACTAATTCCTACTATTGCTGCCTTTGAAAGAATTAAAACTTTTGCATTTGGTGTAGTATCTAATACTGACTTATCTTCTGTTAAGACTCCTACAAATATTGCAAGTCAAACAATTAATCTAGACCTCACTGGCGGAGAAATTGCAGAAGATAATATTGTAATGTTGATGGATTTATTAATCGACATTCTGCGTAACAACGGAGGATATGAAAATGCCGCAGCGTTACTAAATGCTAACCGCGGATTTATTCAAGCTGAAACTGTTGCATTTGTAAATGAAACTTATGTTGGACAACCAATTCCAAGTTTTGAATACGACAGATCGAAATGTTTTAGAGATGTTGGATATATTATTGATGCACTGGCAACAGATTTATTATATGGCGGCAATGAACAGTCTGTAGCTGCCGGACAAGCATACAATGCAGGTGCAGTAATAGTTGGCGAAGAAGATGAAACTATTGCCGGATTTAATTATCTCGGAATGGTTATTCGAGATGTAATTTTACAAAATGAAATTATTGACGGCTATCAATCTACAGTTACTCAAACTACATTGGCCGCAACTGGTACTAATGCCGCAGTAGAGTTAATAACAAGAAATATTGAATCGATTAATTCATTCATTAGCGATGCAACATATTTTGTTCCAACGGTTTCAAACAGCGGTTCCCCTAGTTCGATTACTGGAATTGTAGATAGTTATAATCTGTTAGTTGCTAATAAGACGTTCTTACAACATGAAGTTGTTAATTATATTGATGTAACTTTTACAAACTTAGACTTTGAGTATAATGAAGTTAAGTGTGCCCGTGATACTGGATTAATTTTTGACGGTCTGCTACTGGACCTAGTGCATAACGGTGAAAGTCAAAGCACATTTGCTGGACTTCAATATTGGAATCAAACTAACAGTGTAATTCCTGGAGAAGAAACAACCACAACTAATGCCTTTGCCTACGCAAGAGATATTGCCGCAGATATTATTCAAGGTATTCCAGTAACAGTGTTAGGAACACTGACACAGTATATTAGTACCGGTACAATATCCAGTGTAGCAGATGAACTAAAAGAAAAATTTGATGTAGTTATCAATGTAATTACAAGCGGAACCAGTGGCGTAACTGATTTAATTGAGCCTAATGGTGATATTAATACTTCTAGTAATTACACTATTGCATTAGATCTTTTAATTGCAAACAAAGAATTCATCAAAGACGAAGTTATCTATTGGATTGAAGCTAACAAGACATCTGGTTTTACATACGACGATGCTAAATGCAGACGTGATGTAGGATATGTCTTAGACAGTACTGCAATGGATTTAATTCGCGGCGGTAACCGTCAGAGTATTCAAGCAGGTGTTTATTACTACGGATACAATAGCACCAGTACAACTCTTGTAAATGAAGTACCTCAAACAATGGCAGCATACAAGTATATGAAGTCATTGATTGAAAAAGTTTCTCAAAGAATACCTGCAACAAAAACATATCAAACAGAAATTACACAAAATTTTGACTTGCCAGGCGGAACAATTGAAGAAGCTAGAGCAATCGGAGAAAATATTGATCTAATTAGAAAGATTATTAAACAAGGTCCAGCGTCAGCTCCAGAAAGAACTCCTATTAGTTTAACTGTATCAACTTCGACAAATGTTAGTCGTGCGTACGAGTTATTAAAATTAAACAAAGATTTTATTGTCGCCGAAGTTGTAGAATTTGTTAATAAAACTTATATTCAACCTTATGAATTTAGTTACAACGAAGAAAAATGTTTTAGAGATGTTGGATTAATTGTTGATGCGATTGCTACAGACATCATTCGTCGTTCTAATGTTAGTTCTATTGATGCTGGATTAGCCTATTGGGAAGGCGCAGTAAGTGTTATTGAAGGTCAATTAAAAGAAACTGCTGGCGCTATTCAATACGCTAAGAGCATTGCTCTAGATGTCATTGCAAACAATCCTGTAACAAGTTTTTATCAACAATCAGTTGAAACTATTATTCCGGGAACTAGCTCAACTACAATGACTGTGGTTGTAAGCCAACTTATTAATAGTCAATTATCAGGTGGAGAAGTTGCAAGAGATTTGGTTGATAGTAATTTTAACGCAATCACAACTATCCTACGCGATGGCCCTGCGTATGCTCCATTTAGCACAGAAGGGACTTTAACTCAGTTTGTATTAACTTTAAGTACATCAACTATCTCTGCTGCCGAAAATGATATAATGTATTTTGGCGAAACAACTGTTTATCCTATTGAAGATAAAAATCTTCCAGGCATTTGGAGCGAGAACGGTTATGCCGATCGTAGAATTGATCCAAACGGCTCGGGCGGCGGAGCATTAGTAGATGGTAATGCACCATCTAGAAGAAGTCCAATTCAATCTTTTGTTTTTGATGCCTTTACACAGATCACACAAGGTGGTCGCGGCATTCATATTATCAATGAAGGGTATGCACAGTTAGTTTCTGTCTTTACTATTTTCTGTAACGTAGCTGTTGAAACAGACACTGGCGGTATTGCATCTATCACTAACTCCAATAATAACTTTGGAGATTTGTGCTTAGTTGCTAAAGGATACGGCAAACGTAAATTTGGTGGTACTGTATATAACCCAGAGAACTTTGCCTACGACGAGTTGTCAAATACATTTGAAGAAAATGAATATTATCCTCAAGGTTATTTCCCAACACGTCAGCAGGTTTGTATATTTGTTCCTGATCCAGCAAATAGACCTCACATCAGTTTAGTAATGGAAGTCATTCCGCCTGATCAATATGTTAATTACGATAACGATATTGTTCCGTATGTCAATGAACAAGGTTATCCTGGATTTTTAACTGCCGTAATCAATACCAGCACACTATCTACAGGAAGCTATACAATTTCTGGTATAGATGTAACTGGTGCAAGTATTGGACAAACTGTATATATTAAAGATCAGTTCGGATACGAAGCAACCGATAACGGCGAAGGATTCCGATACATTAGTTCAGGTACAACAATCGTAGATATTGGTTATCAAACAATTACTCTAAGCAATCCTATTGCAGAAGGCGGTGGTGAGTACGGAAACGATTTCTACTTTGATATCTATTGTTGTGGCAATGCTTACTATAACATATTGAGTAGTAAGCCTGCAACTAGCCCATACCCAACAGGTCAAAGTAAAATCCTTGGTCAAGAAACAGAAACAATCGACGCTATCAATCATATGAATGATATTGTCAATGCTGTAGTTTCTAATGTTGTCTATACAGGAACTTATACAACGGCAGTAAGTCAAACAATTGATACCACATATCCGGGTGGTGCAAACACTGTTGAGTTTATAAACGATCGTTTAGGTATTATTACTAACGTCATTTTATCAGGACCTCAAGCTGCACCAGAAGTTCAAAGTACTGGAACTAAAGCAGATTACTATGCCAGTGCTATTGCTCTGTTAGAGCAGAATAGAATATTCATTCAAAATGAAACAGTTGGGTATGTTGATTCAATTTACGGCGGTTTTACTTACGATGAAGCCAAGTGTCAGCGAGATGTAGGTTTAATTATTGATAGTATTGCAATGGATATGCTGTATGATGATACAACCCAATCTACTTTTGCAGGACTTCAATATTGGAACCAAGCTGAATACGTTGATGGAATTGGTGGACAAATTACTACTACCACTGAAGCGATTGCTTATGCAAAATCTCTAGCAGTATCCATTGCTGGAGGTTCGGCGGGAACAGTAGTCGGACAGCGTTTTGACAATATTCTTGACATATTAGAAAATGGTACTACTGGAGTTAGTGACATTATTGTTGCAAACGCATATAGAACAACTGACAGTGCTACGCTTGCAGCCTATGCATCGTTACAGTCAAACAAATCTTCTATTCAAACACAGGTTATAAATTGGATTACTGCAAATCATCCTAGTTTTGTTTATGACCAAGTAACCTGCTCTAGAGACGTTGGGTACATTATCGATAGTGTATGTATAGATTTAATTCACGGCGGCAATAGACAAAGTATAATGGCCGGTGTTTATTACTACGGGTTTGATGAAACTAGCAGTGCTATTGCAGGCGAAATACCTCAAACAGCCGCGGCATATAATTTTATTAAAGGTGTTGTTGGCGATATTATTACCGGTACTCCTATTAGTCCAAAGTATCAAAATGCAGTAGGACAAGTTACTAGTTTAAATCCTGCAACTGCTGACGAGACAGCAACTCTGCAATCAAAGATTGATGTAATAACAAATATTATATCTAACGGTCCAACAGTGGCAGAAGAAAGAAGAGCTATAAGTCAAACAATGAACACTAGTACATCTGTTGCTAGAGCATTTGCATTACTAAACGCTAATAAAGATTTTATTAAGGCAGAAGTTATAGCTTATGTAGAAAATGAATTTGGTGGCTTCCAATATAATAGACAAAAGTGTCGAAGAGATGTTGGATTAATTATTGATGCACTAAAAGCTGATTTAGCTTCGGGCGGTAATTTTAGATCTGTCGAAGCGGCAAAAACTTATTACACAAGAGAAGGAACATACCACATTGTTACATTAGAGGACAACGTAAGAAATCCTTTATTGTTTGTTGATGGTTCTACTGTTAATTTCTATCAAAGAAGTTATCAATCTGCAAGCGGATACTTGTTCGAGTATTGCGGTGCAGGAACACAGTACGGCGCATTGCCTCAAGTAGGTAGAGTTGATCCTGTACAGAGCAAAGAAGTAGTTCAGTTAAATAATGGTAAGGTGTTCTTTACTTCAACTGACCAGAATGGTGACTTTAGAATTGGTCCTACTCTAGTTATTAGCCAGGCAACTGGTGTATTGTCAGGAAGAACATTTGAAAAGAGTTTATTTGCTCAGATGACACCATTCATCTTAGCAGTTGAAACTGGCGGCGGAGATTAAGGAGATAAGAAATGGCATTAATTCCATTAAACACGTTTAAAACAAAAACAAAAATTTTAGATACTAATTCAACAGCGACAGCCTATGTAGCACCAATTGGTGTAACTTCGATTGTTCTTATGGCACAGGTAGCAAATGTAGATCCGTCTGCGTCCCACACCATTACATTTAGTCATCACAGAAGATTTAGAGTTCTTCCTGATGCTCAAGGTAACAATGCTCAAGATCCAAACATTACAACTGAACTTGTTCAGAATTTTGAAGTTCCGCCAAATGATTCTGCTAGCTTAATTACTGGTAAGATGATTCTTGAAAGCCAAGACAGTATCAGAGCAAGCTCTGATGCAAACGGTGTTATGAAATTAGTTCTAAGTATTCTAGAAACAGCTAACAATTAATTAAGAGAAAGCAATGCCACGTTTATTAAGTAATAGAAAACCGGTAGCACGTCCGGGCGATCTCAAAGAGAATCGCTGGGACTATTTAAATCTACAACAAGCACAACCTGCTCTAGGTCTCGCACCTGAAGCTAATACAGGTTTCACTTTAGAAACAGATGAGAATGGCAAGGTAACTTTTACTAATACACTGGGAAAATTAGAGTTTGATAATCAAACTATTGCTGGAACTTTACCCGGCGAAGATATTAATATTAACGGCTCAATCAATGGCGGTAATATTGTACTAACTCCATACCAAACTGCAAGAGTTGCGGGTAATTTGTCTGTTGAGGGCGACGCTGAAGTTCAAGGTGACTTTACTGTACAGGGTATTCCTCGTGGTACAGCGCCACTAGTAAGCAATACATTATATGTTACACCCGATGGCAATGACGAAAACGACGGAACATCGATGGACTCTACACGAGCATGCCGCACTATCAGTGGTGCTGTTCGTAGCCCGTTCTATCAACCGGGTACAGCTATTAAGGTTATGGCTGGAACTTATTTTGAAGATAACCCTATTCCGTTAAAGCCATACACTTCTGTTGTTGGAAACGACTTAAGAACAACATTTGTCGAGCCACTTAACAAAGATCTTGACTTATTCCATGTTAATTCTGGAGTTTATATCGCACAGATGCAGATGCGTAACCTACGCCGGGGCGCAGTTGAGCGCTATGCACCGGGCGGAGCGGGAACTTATACTACAGGTGCTTACTGTGTAGCATTTCCGCCTAACTTAGAAAACCCAATCGACGTATATTACTCTCCTTACGTACAAAACTGTACCAACCAAAGTGGTCCATGGCTAAAAGATGGAACTATGATGGTTCCAAACCAAACAGTTCAGATTCCATTAGCTGCCGGAACAAGTACCTGGTCTGCAGGAGCGGATCAAATTACAGTAACATTATACACAGGTACTGTCGTTACTGGTATGGCGTTAAACGATGCAGCCAACGAAGGCTACAGGAATGCACAACTTCTATTAAAACAAAATAGAAAATTCCTACAGGATCAAACTGTTGCTTATGTAGAAGATGCGTTTCCTAGTTTAGTTTATGATCAAGCAAAGTGCTATAGAGACGTTGGCTACATTGTCGATGCTGTTGCGGGAGACGCTCGATTTGGAGGCAATAAGAGAAGCATTGAAGCCGGTTTAGCTTACTGGAAGGGAACTCAAACATTAATTCCCGACGAGCAAGTTGAAACAATTTCTGCTATCAACTATCTAAAGAGTATCTCGTTAGAAATCATTAACAATACAACTGTTACAAATATTTTTAACACACTGTCTAGTCAAACAATTAATTTAAATTTAGACGGCGGCTCAGTAGTTTATACTCGTGCATCTAATAGTTTTGATTTAATTACTAGTATTATTGCAGAAGGTGAAAGTGCAGCACCAGACGAACCAACACCGGATTTGTTAGGATTAATTTATCCTACTGGTTTAAGTCCGAATGATGTTAATGTTGCAACAACTGTAACTGATGTTACACAACTAACAACCAATACATACCTTGTTACACTAAGCACTTCTACAGTAAGTCCTAGTGATAACGCTACAATTTATTTTGGTTACACTACAACATATCCTTACTTAGATGCAGATGTTCCTGCAGAATGGTCTTCTGATGCACAAGACGGATATGTGGATCGTAGATTAGATCCAATTGGATCTGGTGGCGGTGCCCTTGTTGATGGTAACGCTCCTAGCTTACGTTCTCCAATTCAGTCGTTCGTATTTGACGCCTTCACACAGTTAAATCAAGGTGGTATCGGTATTCACATTATTAACAACGGCTACGCACAGCTGGTATCGGTCTTTACGATTATGTGTAGTCAAGCTGTTATTGTTGAAAATGGTGGTATTGCATCTATTACAAACTCAAACGCTAACTTCGGCGACACCTGTTTAACAGCTAAAGGACTTGGAAAACTTGCGTTCCAAGGCTTTGTAGTTAATCCTCCGTTCCCAACCAACGTACCTAACGGGGAATACTACCCATTAGGCTATTGGCCGCAACGACAAGTAATGGAAGTATTCATTCCAAGTGATAGAGATCGTCCGCACATTGGCCAAGTTATGGAAGTTGTTCCGCCTGACACATATTTAAATTACGAAGGCGACAGAATTCCATTTATTAATGAAGCAGGCTATCCTGGATACCTAATTGCAACTGTTAATACTAACACTATTTCTACTGGTAGTTTTATAATTAATGACGTTGATGTAACCGGTGTTGCCATTGGTCACACATTGTACGTAAGAGATGTATTAGGTAATGAGACACATCCTGTCACTGGACAGCCTTACGTAACTACTGGCACACAAGTTGTCGATGTTAATTTCCGTCAGATTGTTTTAGACAGACCTATCTTAACAGGTTATTCTGATACAGATAATCCTAACTATTTTAATTTGTACTTCTGTGGAAGTGCTTACTATACAGTATTGTCTAGCAGTATTGACAGTTCTCTAGCATCTACCGTTACTACAGAAGTAACGTTAGTCCCCGGCCAAGAAACAACAACATCTCTAGCAATTAGCTATGCTAAAAAACTAGCACTTCGAGTAATTCAAAACGATCCGATTGACGGATTTGTTTATAATCAAGCAAAATGTAAAAGAGATACAGGCTTAATTGTTGATGCTATATCTCTAGATTTATTATATCCAACATCTGAACTAAGTCAGAGTAACTTTGCTGGATTACAATATTGGAATCAAGAAAATTATGTTGGAACAATTGCCAACGAGATAACAACTACTACTAATGCGGTTCAGTATATTAAAGAACTTGCCGCAGAAATTGTTCAAGGGATTACTACTGGAACAAGATATCAAAGTACAGTCACACAAAACACAGGGTTGCCATTGGCAACTGCTGTCGAAGCTCAGCTTATTTCTAATGACTTTGATGCAATCATAGACATTTTAGTCGATGGTGTTTCTGGAGTAACTGATAAAATTGTTCCTAACGGAGAACAAACTGCTGAAGAAAATATTGCAAGAGCATATTCATTGCTAACTGCAAATAAGGCATATATTCAAACAGAAGCAGTAGCATTTGTTGAATATACTAAAACTGTTGGATTTACATACGACTCTGAAAAATGTTATAGAGACGTAGGTTACATGGTTGATAGTGTTGCATTTGACTTACTACACCCAAATGAAAGCGGCCCAAGTAACAAGCAAGCCATTCAAAGTGGCGTCTATTACTATGGCTATATTAGTACCAGCACATCTATTGTAGGCGAAATTCCTCAAACAACTGCGGCTTACAATTATATTAAAGATCTAGTACCTTACGTAGTCAAAGGAATAACAACATCAACTTATCAAACATACATTGATCAAGTAACTGATTTAGATCCAGGAACTGATGATGAAGTTACAACAATTCAAACATACATTGATCATATTATTAATATCATCAATGTGGGACCTAGCGCAGCCGAAGTTAAAGTTCCTATCAGTTTAACACAGTCGTCTGACTTAGATGTTTATAACGCTTATAGAATGTTAAATGCAAACAGAGAATTTATTCAAGAATCCGTAATTGCATATATTAACGAAACTTACGAATCAGGAACATATCAATCAACATATAATCAAGTATTTGATGAAACACTAACTGGTGGTATTGACGCTGTAGGAAGTCTAGGCGACAAGTTTGATATTATTTCAGGAATTGTTATAAACGGCGCAGACAGCAGTCCGGATATTGTACGTCCTCGCCAGTATGTTGATGCCAATCAAAATATTTTAAATGCTAAAAAACTTCTTGACAAGAATAGATTATTCATCCAAGCAGAAACTGTTGCATTTGTTGATAGTATTTGGCCAAGTAAATTTAGCTACGACCCAGTTAAGTGTTCGAGAGACACTGGACTAATTGTCGATAGCCTTGCACAAGATATATTATTTGATGGAACAAGTCAAAGTACATTTGCTGGTATTCAATACTGGAATCAAGGACTAACAGTTATCCCAGGAGAGCAAACAACTACAACTCGTGCAGTTAGCTATCTAAAAGATCTTGCACAAAAAATTGTTCGCAATGACACATCCGGACATAGATATAGTTTCTCTTATGATCAAACTAAGTGTGCTAGAGACACTGGATTGATTGTTGATGCTCTAGCACAAGATTTATTATTTAACGGCACAAGTCAAAGTACGTTCGCCGGAATTCAGTACTGGAATCAAGATAGCTATGTAGGTAGCATTGCTAGCGAACTTACTACAACAACAAATGCAATTGAATATGTTTCATATCTTGCACAACGAGTAGTTCAAAATATTACAACAGGTACAAGATATCAAAGTACAGTTACACAAAATACTTCTTTATCTGCGGCAACTGCTGAAGAATCTAGTTTTATCGAAGCTGAATTTAACATTATAACTAATATTCTTTCAACAGGCACCGTTGGTGTAACCGATGAAATTATTCCAAACGGCATTGTTGCATTAACTGATGTCGATGTTAATCGTGCATATGACATTTTAATAGCAAACAAAGAATACATTCAAACTGAAGCTATTGCTTATGTTGAAAGTACAAAA